CGATGGTTGAACGGTGGGCATAGGATCCTTGCCGCCAGAACCAGTCTGTGCGTCAGAAACCTGAGAGGGCTCACTACCAGTGCCAGGGATAACGTTAGCAGAAACCGTTGGCATTGGATCGCCAGCTTCTACAATCACCTTCTGCTCGGTAACGAACTCCTCAAATTTTTCGTTTAGCATATCTGACATTTGAGTTTACCTCGTGTTTTCCGTATAATTAATCTAAGTTTATTTATAAATCAGAGTTTTCCGAGGAAATCCTCAAACACTTTGAGGGTTCTCTCTTCTAACTCACGGCGCGAAGCACCGTCCATGTAACGTTGGTATTTAGCAACTTCGCGTTCTTGTAGAATTCCGTTGTTCCATACCCACTCTTTACCTTCCATGATGCCATTAACAAATGCATCAGGTGCGGAAGGATCTGCTACAATATCAGCAGCAGTTGTTAGCATAAAATCGTCAGCAACGATATTTACATCTTCTTTCTTTTGAATGCTTCCCATACCACGAGAGGAAACACCTAACTGAACGCCTTCACCTAAAAGGTTCTTGGCGATATTGCCCATAGGCGTATCAAGGATTTGTGCCTTGCCAATGAAGTTATTACCTTCTGCCTGCAAAGAAACAATTCTATGTGAAACTCTATCAAGATTGATAGTAGGACCATCAGGGTGACCGAGTTCTCCTAGAGCACGCTTCGACTTCACATATTCCTCATTGTATCTCTCTACCTCGCGGTTGAGAACTTCAAAAGGATACATGCGACCGTTGCGGTTCTTTAGTTCGGACTGAAGAAAGACACCTTCAATGTATAGAAGTTTCTTTCCGTTCTTTTCCTCAGTAAGGATCTGAACGTCTTCAATCGTTTCCGTTATCAGTTTCATCGGTTACTTCCGTTTCGGTTGGTTCATCAAAGAATGTATTCGCTACCACTTTTTTGTAGTCTGCCATAGCATCAGATGCTTTGGAAAACAAAAGATCATGGATTGCATCAATAGCATTGGCGCGTTGGTTATCGGCAATTTGATTGACGATATTAACTTCGCCTTGATGCGAATTGACTTCAGTATGTTCTGCCATAATAACAATTCAGTATAATTTATTTAGTAGATGCGGAAGGTGACGGCATTTTCTTTGCTTTTTCCACTTCTCTTTCGGACGCTGCATCCGCAGCAAGTTCCTGTCTTTCTGCATCGTCATCCGCTTGCATAGTTTGAATTTCTGGAGCAAGTGCAGCATTCTGTTGCTGCATAGTATCCAACATATTCTGCTGAGCAGGATCGATAGCAAGACCAGACGCAATGTCGCCCTTCATTTGCTTATCGATTTCCTTCATATCTTTATTGGTTTGACCAAGGATATGCTTACGAACATACTCAACAGAGAAATACTTTCCAACAAAAGGATCCATCTGAGTGACAGTCATCATTCTTTGATTCATCATTTCAATTTCTTTTAGTTCATTGAAGTGATTATCAAAGAGGAAGTCATACTGGATATGCTCTTTCATATCATCCCAATCTTCAGGAGCAATTACTCCTTTGAGGATGAGCTGAGTTTTAAGCATGTCTTGGAACATCTCAGAGAATCTCTTGCGGAGACGACCAATGAACTTCGTGAACTTAAGTTCGTCACGGAGGACTTCAGTGGTCTTACCGAGATTGAATCCTTTATTGTCGTCTGTGAGACGGGAAGGAGGAAGATTGAGAGAATTATAGAGTTTCTTTTTGAAATACTCCACGTCCTTGAGTTCGCCAAGGTTCTGTCCGCCAGGTAGGGTTGTGATCTCAGTGCCACGTCCACCCTCTCTACGAGGTAACCAGAAATCCTCCAGCATACTCATATGTTTTTTGTCATCACGCATCTCACCAGTGTTTGCGTCATACACTAGCTTGTTGCGATAACGACTCATGACATCACGCAAGTATTGTTCTGCCTTGACCTTGGGGAGATTACCAACATCAATGTAGAAAATTCTACGCTCAGGTGCGCGTGATAGTCTGTAGATAACAAGAGAGTCTTCAATCATTCTTAGTTGATTGAGAGACTTGATTGCCTTATGCAGGAAACCAAGAGTCATTCTTTTGTTAAGATCTTGTAGTCCAGATGGGCAGAACGTAATCGAATCTACTGCCATCTTGACACCTTGGGACAGTGACATGTCACCAACTGGTCCCAGGACACCACCTTTATAAAATCCTTTTGGATTATAAAGATAGTAATCAACAAATGTACCGTATTCATACTCAAGCGCCGTGCCCTTGATTGCCTGGCGTGCTAGAGAATCTTTCGGGGTGTTGTCAATTTTTTGACGGACCTTCTTGATCTTCATTGGATCAATATAACGAAGTTCCGTAATTCCTTTCTTGGGATTATCTAAATCGATAACTTTGTGGTAGAATAATCTACCGTCAATATACCAACTACGCACAATCTCATGGGCGCGGTTGTCGAAATTCAACAGACGTTTGATGTACTCAAACTCGTCGCGAATTTTTTTCTTGATTCCCATACCAGCATCTAGATTATCTAGATTAATTTCGACGGGAGTATCATAAGCATCACTTACAACAAATTCATTCACAACTTCATCGACAGCACTATCAACCTCAGGGTGTAGTGCCATGTCACGATAACGACGGATCATCTCAAACTCATTACGAGCTTGATTATCCGTATCTACATATGTTCCATAATATCCGCCTGCTGCTACGGCAATTGCCTCATCAGCATTAGGAGGGACAGGGGACTGACCCTTCTGACCCTCCTTGCGATTAATTTGGAAGCCAAATAACTGACTCATGACTACCTATTCAAACGGTGTGCTTCCAACTATTTATCACTCTACGGTAAGTGGAGAAACACCTGTTCTTGTGGATCCAGGAATGGACGAACCACCAGAATTTGCTTCTGCGGTAAAGAAGGAATACTGCCACTCAACAGTAAATTCTTCAATCTGATCATTGCTGTCATAAGCAAGATCAATTGCGGAAATATTTGTTGGGAAGCAATGATGTAGTTTGTAAGTTCTTAGAGAAGAACCACTTTCAGATCCATCTTTTTCTAGTTGTGTGACATAAAGATCTGCCATGTAACCATCAGTACCGTTGCTAGGCTTGAATCTTCCAGAAGTGTTTGCTTCGTGGAGATTGATTTCATTTGCCCAACGCTCGAATAGAGCACGGATCTTGAAGTCCTTATCATTGAAGAAGGTTGCAGTCCAGGTATCGAAGGTGCGATCACCAGCGATCTTGACTGTTCTTCCACGGAAAGGAACTTCAATAACACCCAAGTTAGAACCTGGGAGTGCTGCCGACTTGCACATTAGTGCAGTCAGTTCTGTTGTGGTTGCAGGACCTACACTATCCTGAGCGACCAGAATTTCACTGAGTCCTGCAGGAAAGTTAATATCCACATTGAACATATTAGGCTTAACGCCTTGTCCAATTTGTGATAGAAACGAACTAACGTTATTGATTGCCATTGGTTTTTACCTCGTGTTTTTTTCTCTATTAATAATTATCAGCGACCTACAACTTCACTGAAGGAAACTCCAGTCTTAGTTGCTGTAACGGTAACTGTTACATAATTGATAGAGCGGGTTGGTTTGACGAAGATTTCTGCGACAAACTCATTTCTATCAATAACCTCAGGGGTGTTGTTTGTCTCGTCACAAACAACTAGGTAATCAGTTACGCCTCTGCGTGCCTGAATTTCGGATAGATATCCACTTAGTGCAGCGTTGAAACTAGAACGTGTGATTCCGTCATTCTGCTCGAAGAGTACGCCTTCTGCAAGTTGTCTTGCTCTCTTCTCAATGTTGAGGAAGAGACGGCGAACATTGATTCTGTCGAATGCAGAAGGAGATGCGAGAGCAGTCTTATCACCGAATAGGATAGGACCAGAACCAGGGAATGCAACAATTGGGTTAATTGCAGCAGTGTAAAGATCGTCTCTCTGTGCCTTGTTAGGATTGAAAGCGAGTTTTACAACGTTCTGTAATCCACCACGATTAGTTCCTGCAGGAGAAATCCAGTCGTCACTAATCGAAGAAGTGGAAACACAGAGACCAGCAACGTCACCGTTGCAACCAATGTAGCGATATTTATCATTAAAGCGGTCATAGACATACTTGATTCCGCTATCCTTAACAACATAAGAACTAGAACCAATACCAGAGAAGAAGTCAATTGTGTTTTCTAGTTGCTGTGTTGCAGTTAGTGCAGAACCACCAGATGTTGCAACCTGATTGCCATTGAAAGGAGAAACGAATGCAACGCAATCCTTTCTAGCATTAGCAACAGCAGCAACAGCTCCTGCCTTGGTTAGGGTATCTGCTTCGGTTCCCATGGAACCGCCCATTAGAACAAAATCAACAGTTGTTTGTTCGGTATCTTGGAACAGTGCATATGCTGTTTGAATTTCACCAGCGGTGTATGTATAATCATCACTACCACCAGATAGAGAACCACCAGCAGCAGTTGTGATGTATGCTAGAGTTTCTGGAGCAGCAGCAGTAGCACCATAAGATGCCGCAGTAGCACCAGGATCTTCTCCAGGAGCAGTAAATTCAGCAGAAGTTAGTGCAGAACCTGCATAGATGTACTGAGAATACTCATTAACATAATCCTTCCAATATGTGGAAGCACCTTCAGGAGACTTGCCATCAGTTAGTTTGGAAAGATAAAGCATTCTCTCAACTACTGTGTTTGTGCTCTCATCAACAACTGCAACATGAACTTCATCTGCAGATAGATGACGCTCGGAAGCGTATGCAGAAGTTCCAGGACGAGGACCAATGTTCTTGTATGTTAAACCACTAGTTCCAATAGGAAGTGCATTCCAATCAGAGTTGGTGAATGCTGCTTGAGTGAAAGAGTTACCAGATACAGCAGCTGCAGAACCGTGCTTAATGCCAACATTGTTAGCGTCAATAACAACGGTAACTTCGTGGTCAGTTGTTGTGCCGTCACTAAGTACATCGCCAACGGATAGACCGTGAGCTACTTTGGTCATCTTGGAATCAGCAACCTTATCAACGATTACAACGCGAAGGTTATTGCCATCTGTACCTGCATCTCTTGCAAGGAACTTCTCGGAAGTTACTCCTGCATCGAAAGCATCCTTGTCACCGACAAGAACACCAGTTCCAGATAGAGTAGCATTTTCTACTCCAGTTGCAGCACGAATTACTGATAGTTGTCCTCCGTAACGGAGGAATTCAGATGCAACCAACCAGTCAGCAGCATTTGCCTCAGCTGGCGCTCCAAACGTGTTAATTAGTTCTCTTTCAGAACCGATATTTACAATTTTGCCTACGGGTCCCTTGGTGAATGTAGAAGCAATTGCACCGCGAAGGGCAGATACTCCAGTCAAAACACCAGTGGATAAATCACGTTCTCTAATAACAACACCAGGCGAGACTTGACTTGCCATGTTTTTTTACCTCTTAGATATCAAATTTATCTAAAAGTATTTAGAAATTCCTCTTGCTCTAGAGGGGAAACAATGCATGAACAACCTACCAGTCTGGATACTCGTAATCTGACAGTGGTCCTTTTCCCTTTCTATTATTTAGAATTCTCTTGACCGTACAATCCTTACATTCGTATGAATATGCTGACGGTAATCCTCTCTTGGATTTCCTAGTCATATAGAAATCTTCAATCAGGTTTTTCTTCTTTCCACATGCGCGACACACCCTTTCTTTGAAAAGAAGATGTTCCAGACTGAACTGATCCCCAATATCCATCAGTAGTTCCACATATAACCGACCTCTTCTTGCTTGTCTCCGTATGCCCACAGATCGCCTTCTGCATCAAGGAAGGTATCGTCGCCCATACCATCATCAATAAACCCAAAAGGAGCCATGTCTTGCTCAATCTGATTTCTTTGTTCTTCATAGATCCTCCTTCTGATGTCCTGATCGGTCATCTCTTTAAAGTATTCTTGCATGACTAACCATGCAAAGAGAACCATACACATTACAAGGTCATCATGGTATCCTTCGTCTGCTTCCCACGCTTGCTTCTTCTGCACAAATGTGGTAAGTTCTTGGAAGATCTGGAAGTCATTGAACAACAATTTGTCTTCTTCAATAATTGCTTTGAGGTTAGCGCAACCAATCTTCTTCACGGTCACGCTCATCTTGACACCTAGTTGTGTTTTGTTTCCTGAGAATCCTTGTCCAACGATTTGTCCTGCTCGTCCTCGCATTGCACACATAAGGACGTTTGGATATTCAAGATCGTAATTAAGAGTAGCAGCAATACTATCACCAATATCATTGACCTCTACCAAAATATATGGATTGTTATATTCCTTCGCTACTTGGAAGATGACGGATGGAAACAGAACAGGTTTAATCTCATTATTTCTGTACTTTGCAACGATCTTATACGGCATCGTGGTGATATCAAACACGATGAAAGCACTATAGTCGCCGCCAATTCCTCTGGCAACATCAACAGTAATAATATATTCGTGATCTTTCGTTGCTCTCTCGTAAACATCAAGTCCTGCATTGCTCGCTATTGGATCATGGAATGGAATGTTTTGTAGTTTTGCTGGGCTGATAAGTGTGTCCGCAGAACCGAGAAAGTCACACTCAAATTCCTGTGCAAACTGTCGTGGTGACGTGTTCCTAATTGTTTCTTCTTTCCACTTGGCATCCCTCCCTGGGACTTGTGACCAATGAACTTCGTTTGTAACATAACCATTCTTACCACGCCTAGCATCCTCCCACATCTTGTAGAAGTGATTCATGCCATTCGGCGTAGAAATAATAATTACTTTCGTTGATTTACCAGACGTAATAGTAGGATAAACAGAGGCAAAGAATTGCTCAGCAACGTGATTCGGGACGAACGCGAACTCGTCAAGAAAGAGGATATTAAAGGACATACCTCGGACAGCACTTGCAGACGTAGAAGCAGCCAGAATCTTTGATCCGTTTTCAAGTTCAACATTACCTTTGTTCCATACTAAGATACCGTGCTGCATCCACTTTGGCAAGTTTTCGTAAGCAAGTTGTAACCTACCCAGTAGTTCCCTGGCGGTAGATGCCTTGTTAGCAAGAATACCAATGTTAACACTATCGTAGAAGATAGCGTAATAAAGAAGATAGGCAACAACGGTGGTCGATTTGCCAGTCTGTCTAGGAAGTTTTGCAATGTTAAAACGATTTTCATGGAAGTCTTGTAAAATATCTTTCTGAAAATCATACATCTTGAAAGGCACAAGACCTTCATCAAGAGAGATAATCTGAATATAGTTCATCGCAAAATAGATGGGATCATTTTTACACTTGATCCATTCATCAATTTGCTTCTTTGTAAATTGAATTGGGGTTCCCGCTTTCTTTAGATTCGGGTTACCCAAATAAACATCATTACTAGACACAACAATCAGATCACTACTGACTATTTATTTGTCCCACCATCTACCTTGTTTTTCTTCTTCTCCTTGTTCCAGATCTTCCAGTCTTTTCGCCCAGGTATCACCTCCCTCTTGCCCTCTGCAAGGATTGATACAAGTGTCATCAGCAAGCTGATTACAGACCAGACCAGCAAGATCCAGATCATTTCCTTTTACTCCCGTGCCAGACCAGTAGTGCTGACCACCTAACCAGATGGCTCCACACTTTGGACATTCCTTCCTATCTAATGTTAGGTCGGACAGTTCCCTGTCATTGGTCATTGTTGGTGTGCTCCTTGATTAATTTATTGTAGTGGGCAAAGTCCTTGTCCAATTGACGCTTTAATTTTCTACGCATCAATACCATTCTGAACCTTATCCATGCGTAACGCAACTGTAGGTCAAGGTACGCAAACAATCGCATTGTCTCTTCTGGTCCAGCATATGCTATACAAAGGAGAACAATGGCAACTACAAGGTAAAGACCTAGCATATTTGTTACACTCAGCTACAATGTGATTATACTGTATCTAGGAAAAAATAGTGTAAATAAATATTAAGATTTTATCTGTCTGTGTCTAGTTCTGTAAAGGAGTAGTCCGCAAGCATTGCAAACAGTTGGTTTTTGAGATATTTTAAATACTCCTGCTCTTCTCTTGGACGCCTAGGATGTCCTGGCCATGTTTCAATACTGTAACACACATGGTCATACATCATCCTAACATCCTGAATACTCAGGAACATTTGAAACTCATAATCGTTAGGATCAGACGAGTGTTCCATGCTGTCTCCTAATCTCACGGAGCTCTTCAAAGTTCTTTTGTTTTGTACCACCATCATATTCCCAAGCATACCCTTCGGCAATCATTTGTTCGTTGAGGGACAACTCGGCATCACCGATGTAGAGCCAACCAAGGAGACGCCCGTATTTACCA